GTGACTATAACGGCATGGCATCTAATCTGTCAGTTGCACCACGTTCGTTTGCAGGACAGAAATCTGTCAGCGCATATGAGCGTTCGCTGGTAGGTGACGTGGCTGGTTTCACCACAATGAAGCTGGACTATGCTAACCGGATCAATCCGGCTGCTGGTGGTGGTTCAATCACCATTAACACAACAGCATCTGGTGCTGGTCAGCACTGGACGCCAAAAGCAACATCGACTGCAGCGACTGGCGAAGTCAATAACTATGATAACCGCTATCAGACTGTTACTGTGTCTTCGACGACTAACGTGGCTGCCGGTGATGCGTTTACCATTGCTGGCGTTAATGCTGTCCACCACATCACCAAAGCTGACACGGGCCAGTTGAAAACTTTCCGTGTTATCTCTGTTGTTGACGGATCAAGCATGGTTATTTCGCCGCCAATCATCTCTAACCAGGATGGCACACCAGACGACGCATCAGCTTCTTACAAGAACTGTGAAGTCGTCACGGCTGCTTCTAACTCTGCAATCACCTTCATCAACTATGATGCAGCAAACATTAACTGCTTCTGGCACAAGGATGCGATTGAGCTTCTGCCAGGACGTTATGCTGTACCGGGCGATGCAGGTGCAGACGTGATGCGTGGCACAACAGACAATGGCATTGAGGTCGTTATGCAGAAGCAGTACGACATCAACACCATGATGACGAAGTATCGTCTCGATTGTCTGTACGGCGTGGTAAACAAGCAACCAGAAATGACTGGTATCCTGCTGTTTGGCCAAACTCCGTAAATCTGCTAAAAGGGAGGGGCGGCTTTCGGGTCGCCCTAACCATTTGGAGGTACGATATGCCTAAAGTCGGTAAAAAAACATATGCCTACACGCCAGCAGGCCGCAAAAAAGCAGCGGCAGCAGCTAAACGCACTGGCAAGCCTGTTGTGAACAGGAAGAAGAAGAAATGAAGCCAGCCAAAGGTAAAGCACGGGTCAAGGTAACAGCCTCCGGTAAGAAGGTAAGTTACGGACAAGCGGGTAAAGCCAAAGGCGGTGGCGCTCGTGTGAAGCCCGGAACATCTAAAGGTGACGCCTATTGCGCTAGATCAGCAGGCCAGATGAAGAAGCATTCTAAGGCTGCTAAAGATCCTAACAGTCCGTTAAGACTGAGCCGCAAGCGGTGGAAATGCAAAGGAACGAAAAGTGCCAAGTAAAGGATTGTACGCAAACATTCACGCCAAGCGTAAGCGCATAAAGGCGGGAAGCGGCGAGAAAATGAGAAAAGCAGGCAGCAAAGGTGCGCCAACCGCTAAAGCCTTTAAACAGTCAGCTAAAACAGCAAAGAAGAAAAAGTAATGGAATTTCCCTGTATGGTTTATCAAAGCCCCGGCGATCAAATCGCTAGAGGCGGTACGTTTAAATATAAAGCTGTTCACTCTAAAGAAGAGATGACAAACGCTTTGACAAAGGGCTGGTTCCAGAATGCACAAGAGGCTATGGACGCTCTCAACAAACCTGCTGAAAAAGAAGAAATTGACACCAAGCAGCCAACTCGTGCAGAGCTAATTGAGAAAGCACTGGATATCGGCTTAAAGGTAGATGGCCGCACAAGCGACGAAAAGTTGCGTAAACGGATAGAGGAAAAACTATATGGCGTTCACGAAACTTAATGTTATCCAGCAGGCTTTTACTGAGATTGGTCTAGGCGATTACGTCTTTGATGCTGCGCCAGAAGAGATGCAATACGCTCTTCGCAGGCTAGACGGCATGATGGCGCAATGGAACCATAAAGGCATCCGCGTTGGCTACCCTTTGCCGTCTGCCTACACAAAGTCCAATCTAAGCGATGATGTTAATGTTTCGGATATGGCGCTAGAGGCTATGTATACGGGTCTGGCTTTGCGCCTGGCCCCAAGCCTTGGCAAGCAGCCTTCGCCTGACACAAAGGTTATGGCGCGGCAAGGTTACATGGCGCTGCTGTCTAATTCTGCTGCACCAATACAGAGAAAAATGGACACGCATACACTGCCAGCCGGACAAGGCAACAAACAGTGGCGCTGGAACAAAGATCCGTTTTTAGATGCAGCTGAAGACAGTCTTTATGCTGGACCCGACGAAGAGCTGGAGTTTGAATAATGGTAAAAATTCGCAACCTGTCAGGCACAGACACAGTTGTTTCTAATGACTTGCTACCTGTTTGGGTTGACGCTCAAGGCGATACCCGCAAAGCGTCTATGAACACCATTAAAACCTTCATGCAGTCTGACATATCGCTGGATGCTTCAAAGGTTGCGTATACACCAGAAGGAACGGGTGCTGTTGCCAGCACTGTTCAAGAAAAACTTGGCAAACTGATAATTACTCCGCAGGACTTTGGTGCGGTCGCAGACGGCGTTACAGACGATTCTGCTGCGATCCAAAAAGCAATTAACTATGCTTCATCTTTTGGCGCTATCGGGGAAGTTGATTGTACAAATAATGTTTACGGCGTTGGCTCTACAATTAATATAACAGTGGGCGGTGTTACTGTCAGAGGCGGCAAGTTTATAGCCGTCGGGACAGGGTGGGCCAATTCGGGATCGCTTTCCTACAATACCAAGAATTCTGATGGTGATATGATCTTTAAAATACAGGGCGGCACACCTGTAATTAGAGATATTATTCTGAAAGATATGCAGATTGATTGCGGTCGTGGAAGCCTTAACACAGTTGCGTCAATTGCAGCAGATAATTATGAAGGTAATGGTGCAGCAGGCATTCTGATTAACCGCACATCTTCTGTAAAAATTGAAAATGTCGAGATTAAATATTTCAAAGGCTACGGCATTAAAACGCAGAACAAAGCAACAGAAACCGTTTTACGGGATGTTGTTGTTAAAGAATGGCCTTGGAATAATGACGTTGGCACAGTTGCCTATCTTGGTCACTCAGATCCGCTAAACTACAGACGATACGCAGGCATCAGTATTGGCACAGCCGATGCTATTGGTGAAAGGCTGATATCCGCCTATTCTAAATATCCATTTGTTGGCTGGGGCGGCATGAGCGGAACTGACACTGCTTTCAATACGCAATTCAATTCATGCCACTTTTACAATGGTAGTCATGTAAGTCCGCAGGATTTGCCTGTTCTCTTGATTGAGGCAGGTTTTTATAACTCTAGCTGGAGCAACACTTACATAGATAATGGTCATGTGATTATCAGAAACAGTCAGACCAGTTTCGTGCAGAATAAAATCGTAAAAAGTACCAGCTCAAACACGACAACTGCTTTCTACCTATACCCAACGGAAGCAAATGATAACTCACAAGGTCTCGTAATTACGCATTCAACTGGCGTCGTTACAAATCTCATTGAGTATAATGCAGACGATACGGGCAACGGATATACCTACGGCACAATTTTCAAAGGCATTATATTAGACAATACAAAAAATAACGGGAGTGACGTTCCGAACACAACGGTAAATCTATCTCAAGAGACTTCCGGCTGGGGAACATGGACGCAAGTCGGTTCAACAAACGTATATTTCAAAAACTTTGATTTCTCTAATCTTGTTGCGAAACCAGACGCACATTCATTGATATCAGTTTTTGCCGAAGATCAGGGAAACAATAACAGCGCGCCGTCTTTCTTCCCCGTTGGCGTTAAGAGAATAGACGAAAACGACATAGCTGGACCGGGAAATACGGGCGTCTACAATACCAATAGGTTCAGAATTAGTGTAGACAGAAGCAATGCGACGGGCGCAAATGTAAGATTAAACATTAGATTGAACCAAACTATTTAAGCAGGGACTTAAAATGACAACCATCAACAAGTTATCAGCCATTGATACATTAGCGGCAGGTGATCAGTTTGTCGTTTACAGTCAGCTTAACGGAGACGCCAGACGCGCCTCTGGAACCACTGTCAAAGAATTTATTAACGCGCAGAATGCAACCAGTGATGAAGCAATCACGTTTGCAGGCGGTGTGAACCTCGTCAGCGGCGATACGGGGCTTGTGTGGCGCTCTGGTGCCGGATCACCGGAAGGCGCTGTGACGGCCTCTGTGGGGTCTTTATGGACTAGAACAGATGGCGGGACAAACACGACGCTGTACGTTAAGGAAAGCGGAACAGGCAACACAGGATGGGTCGCGATATGATGATGCAAGTTGTGCGGGACGACAAAGGCAAGGTTATTAATATTGGGCCTTGGGTATTTGTTAGGGACAAGGATCAACGAATTCTTAACCCTTTGCCTATGGGCGCTTATGAGGACACCGCAGAGATTGTGGAGGACGAGGATGGTGGCAAGCATGAGAAGTGTGCGCTGTTGCCCAAGCAGGCGCTACGGTTGTTGGCTGGGACAGATCATATTGTGGCCAAGGCGTCAGAGCAGGACCTGGCTCTGAACCCTGAGTGGAAGTTCTGGCGTCAGCAATTGAGAGACATTGTTAACGGTGTATTGTCAGACATCCCCGCAGAGCCGCCGCGTTATGGTGCGCCTAAGATTGAGGAGCCACCAGTTGAAGAAGAGCCTGTTGTTGAAGAACCTGAACCAGAGCCGGAACCTGAGCCAGAACCAGAGCCAGAACCGGAACCGGAGCCAGAACCGGATGTGGTGCCGGAAGAGCTTTCTGACTTGTTCCGGGAGGATCAGGCGTTCGGATCTACAGCCGCAGAATTGCTTGCCCTTTACAACGCGCTGACTAATAAGATTATGATGAATTTGGCCTCTGACGCTGACCGTGCATTGCATACAAGATTGCACGGTAGCCTCGATTGGCTTAGACGTAATGCCGTGGAGGTAATTTAATGGCTATTGATCAAACATTTGCACCAGCTTACGGGCGCGGCGCTACGGCGTCTGTGACATCTACAAGCGCAAGCACTGAGATAGGTTTTAAGAGCAAGAGCATTTGCCTGACGAATACGGGCGATAAGGTCTGTTATGTTCGCGTTGGAAGCTCCGGCCTCACTGCGACGGCGGCTGACTATGCTGTTCTTGGCGGTAGCCAGATTACGATCAGCAAGTTCCAGGATGATACACACATTGCTTATGTCTGCGCTGGCAGCGACTCTACAACTTTGCATATGATCCAAGGCGAAGGATATTGATAAATGACAGGACGTTCGCGTTTTAGGTTCCGTTTTCGCGGCGTCATGTCGTTGGTGAAATCAATTGCAAGCCAGTTTTTTGATATTCTTCAAAAAGAAGAAGCCGCCAGCAACACCAACGTCTTCTACGATCCCGCTGATCTGACTTCGCTTCGCGTAGGTACGGACGGCTCCGGCGGGAACCCTGTCGTGGGTGACCCTGTTGGGATGATGCTTGATACCTCACAGTTCGGAGGCAAGACCGCAGAGGCTTATCTGGCTGGGGCGATTGAGTCCCCTGAATTAGTGACTAATGGAGATTTTTCAAATGGACTTACAGGGTGGACTCCGTTTTTCTCTGATAACGCTGTTGTAGACACATCTGAAGGGTTTATTGACATAACGTCTGGGGTAAACACGCTAGGTTATGGTCAACAACCCACATTAGAGGTTGGAAAGTTATATGTTGTTACAGGGCAACTTAGGTTTGTTAGTGGCTCTGGTGCTAGCGTTGGAATAACCAACGCCGCCAAAAGTGCTTTTATTGCACAAACCTCATTTTTTTCTACAGACACCGGATTCGCTCCGTTTTCTCTTTTGTTTGTTGCGACTGAAACAAACAATGTGGTTTATCTAAGAGCAGGTGCCACAGGATCTCAAGCCTATTTCGACAACGTCTCCATCAAAGAAATCCCCGGCCACCACGCGATAGCCCCCTCTGATTCTGCCCGACCTGTCCTTTTCGACGATCCCGACCTGACGGCTGCTGCGCTTACGGATAATGGGCGTGGGCCGGAGCTTGTTACTAGTGGGATCTTTGCTGGAAGTCTGGACGTTTCAACTACAAAAATCCAGAATATCGGAACTGTTGTCACAGAAGTTTATGAAGTTAGTTATGATATAACGGCGTTTTCTGGAGCAGGAACTACGAGACTTGCCTTGGGGGTAGGCGGACTTGGAACGGCAAGAACATCGACGGGCAGCTACATCGAAACGATACGCCCGGGCGGCAGTACTCCTCAAAACATATATGCCTTTATTTCTGCTGGGACGACGGCAACCTTCGACAACATCTCCGTCCGCAAAGTCCTAACCGCGTTTGATGAGCGGGGGGCGGAGTTGTGGAACACCCCGACAATTTCTGATCCCGCTGTTTGGCAATGGGATGGCACTACGTTGACGGGAACGGGTGATGGAACTTCTGACACAGCTACTGGCGATCCTGTCGTTGCTGGAGATTTTTACGAAGTTTCTTGGACGGCTACTCGAACTTCTGGTTCGGGCTTAATGCAAATACGAGTTGGCGGAACATTTTTGGAGACTGTGGGGGGTGGTGGGACATCAACGTACATCGCTCAACCGGCTATCACTCAGGGCCTTAGATTCACCGATAGTGGCGGCTGGGAAGGTACGATTACAAACATTACCTGCAAGCGCGTCCCCTTCCCCAACCTCGTAACCAACGGCACCTTTGACACTGATAGTGATTGGACCAAAGGCACAGGCTGGAGCATTGGGAGTGGGGTGGCGAGTGCGTCATCGGCAACTGGCAATTTGCAACAAACGGGCGTCGCTACAGCTAATAAGTGGTATAAGATTCAATTTTATATTTCGGCTTATACGTCTGGAACTATTACGCCTAATATTGGCGGCACATCGGGTGCGTCTTACAATAGCACAGGCTGGAAGTCTGACATATTGC